CAGGCTGGCAGAGTTACCAAGCCATTCGTTTAGGTGGGGTAGCTTCATTATGGAGCAGTACAGCTAAAACGGCCAATGGACATACTCAATTTGGCAACAACGTTTATAGAGACAGTTCAGGTAATGATAAGTACATTGTTACAGATGAAGCATCAAAATATAGACAAGGCGCAGGCGGTCATCACTTTTCAGTAGCAGCATCAGGTTCGGCAAACGCAGCGATTAGCTTTAATACTGCTATGACTATTGATAATGCTGGCAGAGTAACCAAGCCTTTGCAGCCTAGCTTTAGAGTTGGTGATAGCACTCAGTCTACTGCTGGTCAAATAATGACCCATAATACAATCTTTCACAATGTTGGAAACCATTATGCAACGGCTACAGGTAAGTTTACGGCCCCAGTTGCTGGTGTTTATTTTATAGGCGCACAGCTTATATCAGGATTTTCTTCTACCAGTTCCGAACAAAATATAAAGGTTCTCAAGAATGGAGCATTTCTTTGTGATGCAAGAGCATTAGGTTATACCTCAAGTTCACTCCATGCAAAATCAATTATTCTACTTGCTGCTAATGATTACATCCAAATAGAAATGGAATCAGGTAAGTCTTACGCTGACGCAAGTCACAACCAATTTATGGGTTATTTAATAGGATAACAAAGGACAAACTAATGAACATCACAATTACACTTACAGCAGCACAAGAGAAAGGTTTGGCCTACGTTGCTATGTCTCCACAAGAGTGGTCAGAGAACGCTGTACACAACCGATGCCGCCAAGCTATTGATGAAATCTACGATATGGAAGTAGCTCGTATGACAGCAGACCCTGACATTACAACGATACCAGCAGATAAAGATGCTGTGGTATTAGCAGCTAATGTGCAGACCGCAGCGCAGCGTAATGCAGCAGCAGAAGCAGCAGCCCCAGAATAGGAGAGTAAGCCATGAGCATAACCTACCGAGGCGAAACATTCTCTGGCTACAACAAGCCTAAAGCCAGCGCAAAGGGTAAGAAGTCACACGTTGTCTTGATCAAAGATGATGGTAAAGATCGTATGATACGCTTTGGTGAGAAAGGTGCTAGTACAGCAGGTAAACCTAAAGCTGGTGAGTCTGAGGCAATGAAAGCTAAACGTAAATCATTCAAAGCACGACACGCCAAGAATATTGCTAAGGGTAAAACCTCAGCAGCATACTGGGCAAATAAATCAAAATGGTAGTAATAGGAGGTGATCTTGAGTCTGTACGCTAATATAAACGCTAAGAAGAAAAGGATTAAAGCAGGGTCTAAAGAAGTAATGAAACCTAAGGGGGCCAAAGGTAGGCCTACAGCCAGTAATTTTGCTGCTGCCGCTAAGACAGCTAAGAAGAAGGTAGCGTAATTATGAAAGGAGTAAAGCATTACTTAAAGAATGGTACTGAGTACAAAGGTGCTGTCCATAAAACAGCAGGTAAAGCTATGACAGGAGCTAAACATACTCCCTCTAGTAAACCTTTGTTTCACACAAGTAAACTAACAGTTAAGAAAAGAGGTAAATAGTCATGCCACAAGGTAAAGGAACATATGGCACTAAAGTAGGTCGTCCACCTGCAAAACCTAAGAAAAACCTAGCAGGTAAAAAGAAAGCACCACCTAAAGCAGCAATGAAAATACGTAGTAACTACTAATGTGGGCTATCGTGTTAGCCACAATGTTAGCCAGTGGTCAGCCTCAAGTTCCTTTGATGGTGTCCAGCTATAGCACCTTTGATGATTGTAGATTAGAATTATTACGTGTAGGTGCAATAGGTGGTTACGAACTTGTGGTTAGCCCGATGGTAGGATATTCAGTAGTCAAGGTAGAAGCTAATAAAACTACTACAGCTTTTTGTGTTAAAAATATGCAGAGTATATAATGAACTCAAGTCCTTTAGAAATATATCCTGTACACGTGTCTCCTTCCCTAGCTCCTTTAGGGCAGGAGCTTTTAATTGAACCATCAGTAAACAGAGTAAATGCAGAGTACCTTGTAGTACAACCATCTAGGGAGCCTTACGGAGTCCCACAAGAATACACAAAGAGGGTTTGGATATGCTAGCCGAAATCGCTATCGCCAACGCAATCTGGAAGACACTATCGACCGCTTTGAAGAACGGCAAGCAACTCTACGAAGTAGGTAGTCAAGTTAATGATTACCTATCAGCAACTCAGAAAGTAAAAGAGAAAGCTGGAGATGCCAACAGCCGTGGCACAGCCCTAGAAGCCTATCAATTTGAAGAGCAACAACGAGTTCAGCGTTCTCAGCTTGAGTTTCACCTTAAGAAAAGTCGATTAAATGGGTGGAGCGACTTTGTAAAATTTGAGGCTGAGTGGCATAGGAAGCGAAAGGAAGAAGAACAGGGTAAAAGAAACGCCCGTATAAGAAGAAATAACAAATTACAAAAAGATGTTGCGTTAGCTATTAATATAGGAATCTGTATGATAATAGCACTAGGATTATTATTTGGAATAGCTGTCTACATAAAAGGATATTATTAGTGAGTGATTTGACAAAAGCAGAGAAGGATGAAATAGCTGAATTAGCAGCAGACAAAGCTTATGAAAGGTTCTACCTAGCCGTAGGTAAATCAGTAACTAAAAAGATTATGTGGATTGCAAGTGCAGTGTTGTTTGCTTGTTGGCTTTACTTTAAAGAAGGAACATTCTAATGGGTATATTAAGTAGTCTCTTTGGAGGCGGTAGTGCTGTTGCACAGCCTATAGAAGCCATTGGTAACATCATAGATAGTGTGTTTACATCAGATGAAGAAAGGGCACAAGGCGAACTACTTAAGCAGAAGTTAGCTATGCGTCCCTCTATGATGCAAGCAGAGATTATGAAAGTACAGGCTAATCACAGGTCTACTTTTGTGGCTGGAGCTAGACCCTTTCTCATGTGGGTATGTGGCTTAGGTTTCTTGTTTGCATTTGTTATTAACCCTATCCTACAATGGATTGCACCAGAGCTAGGTAGCCCTGATCTACCCTTAGATGCAATGCTTGAACTTACGTTAGCAATGCTTGGCCTAGCAGGTCTTAGAACAGTAGAAAAACTAAATGGTAAAGCCACATGAAAACACATAAAGAAATGGTAAACAACGTACTTGTGAGGCTACGGGAACGTGAGGTTGACAGTGTTAATGAGAATAGCTACTCAAAGCTAATTAGCTTATTTATTAATGATGCTAAAGAGTTTGTTGAGTCAGCGTGGAACTGGTCTGTACTTAGGCAGACATTAACAGTAGTTACCCAAGATGGTGTATTCAACTATGTTCTTACAGACTCAGGTAACAATGTATCTATAATTGACGTAGTGAATCTTACAGGTAATTCATTTTTAAAATATAAAGACCCACACTGGTTTAACAACGTATTTCTTAACTCTGAACCAGCTAAAGGTAATCCTGATTACTATGTATTCAATGGTGTAAGTGTAGGTGGCGACACACAGGTAGACTTGTATCCTATTCCTAGTGGAGTATTTACAATCTATTTTAACGTCATTATGAGGTCACAGGAACTTGTAAATAATGCAGATACAATACGTGTACCTACTTTACCAGTACAAGCTTTAGCTTACGCTATGGCCCTAGAGGAACGTGGTGAAGATGGAGGAATGTCAGCAGTATCAGCTAAGGCTCTTGCTTCTGTTTACCTATCTGACGCTATTGCACTAGATGCTAACAAGCACCCTGAGGAACTGATCTGGGAGGCTTGCTAAAGATGGCTAAACAACTAATGTCTTCCTCTATTTCAGCACCAGCGTTCTACGGGTTAAACACTCAAGAGTCTGGTGTTACGTTACAGGAAGGTTTTGCACTACAAGCAGACAACTGCGTTATAGATAAATATGGACGACTAGGCTCACGTAAGGGCTGGCAGACTTTAAGTACAAAAAAGGATGGTTCAGCCAATGGAAACAATGGTGTAAACCTTACGGGCGTATCTAACTTTAAGGATGTTGTAGGCGCTGATACACTTTTGTCATTTAGTGTCAACAAGTTTTACAAAGGACTTACTAACTTAGTAACTCTAACACCCTCAACTGGTGACACTATAGCTGCTGGTAACTGGCAGACTGCTACATTGAACAATCATCATTATTTCTTCCAACGTGGTTACTTACCACTTGTGTATACTAATGATGGAGGTGCAGACACTTTTCAATCAATAGTAACACACTCAGGTAGGGCAGGTACTCCTCCAAGTGCCCATACAGTCTTGGCAGCTTATGGTCGTTTATGGGCTGCTGACACAGCAACTAATAAGAATACAGTTTCTTTTACTGATGTTCTTGATGGTACTGCATGGTCAGGAGGTACTTCTGGTAACATTAATATATCTTCTGTACTTACACAGGGCATGGATGAGATTGTTGCTTTAGGTGCCCATAACGGATTCTTAGTTATCTTTTGTAAAAACAACATTATTATTTATGGTGATGGAAACAACTTCCAAGCAGGTATGACTACTTCTAGTTTAACCTTAGTGGAGGTAATTGAAGGTGTAGGTTGTATTGCTAGAGACAGTGTACAGAACACTGGTGA